CTCAACACGAGCCTTCTTTGCTGCGATGACTTTGGCCTGTAACGCCTGGTTGCCTTCGCAAGCTGCCAGTGCGTCTTTGTAGACCTTTGCCAATTCATCGCTGTTGGCGCTCGCCTCGATTGCAGCCAGATGGTCAGTGATATCTGGTGTCGGCACGGCCTTGCGTGTGGCTGCGTTGCCATCGTCATCTTCTGGTGCGATACCGCAAGCTGCCATCAGGGAGTAGCGCCGAGCGTATGTCAGTGCGCTGCCGTATCCCTGCGGATCTTGCTTGGCTGCTGGCACATGCAGCTTGCCGCACTCCAGCATCTCGCCTGATTCGTGGATGAACACAGTCTCTACTGTGACCCCGGTGGTGTCCTCGCTGGTGCGCTGAACCAGGGCAATGCCAGCCCCGTTAAGTCCTTCAATGACCGCCTCAACGCAAGCCGAAAGGTCTGCGTAACGGCTGCGGAAGTGCGGGTTAGTGCTGCTTTTCAGGGCAGGTCCAAAGGCTTGCTGTGCCTTGACCAGTGCGGTGGCTATTTGCTTCATGCTTGCTCCTTTTGCATTTCAATGATGATTTGATCTAACTCTTGCTGAAATGTCTCCAGCAGTTGATCTTGGTATCGGATGTGCGCTTCCAACATACCTACGTGGAAGGCAAGGCGGTCTGCCTGGTTGTTGCTGTGCTTGGCGGCAAGCTGTGCAAAGTTTTCGAGTGCTGTCATGGTTGCTCCTAAAAAGACCCTTGGCAAAATTGCTAGGGCATGGGTGTATTGTATAGGGTTCTAAGCAGCAAAACAAACATTTAGGAAAAAGAATTTTTATCGGGTTTGCAAAATCGATTTAAAAAATAAATCACCCATGTCACAAGATGTTAAGTAAAATGTGCAGATGACAATTGACAAAGCAGCCGAACTCGCAGGATCGAAAGCAGCACTAGCACGCCTTCTGGGTGTGACCCGTGGTGCTGTCTCGCAGTGGGTTCGGCTTCCAAAAGGTCGGCTTTACCAATTGATGGTGCTTCGTCCGGAGTGGTTCGACAAAGTATAATTTTTGAAACCCAGCTAGGTTGGAAGTCATGAGCCAACCGAAAAGTGAACTCCCCACCTGCTGACGTTTCTTTTCAGGGAGTTTTGCGGAGTTTTAAATTGAACTACTACCCATTTCATGTGGGGGATTACGCATCCCACACTGGCCATCTTGACCCAATGGAGGACTTGGCTTATCGGCGGATGCTGGATGCCTACTACTTGCGAGAGGGCCAACTGCCGACAGATGTATCTGAAGTTTCCAGGCTTATACGTCTGCGAGACCAGACAGCCATCGTCAGAGATGTTCTTAATGAGTTTTTCGATCAAACACCTGATGGCTGGCGTCACATTCGCTGTGATGTAGAAATCGCCAAAATGCAAGACAAACAAGCTAAAGCCAGAGCGTCCGCACAAGCATCGGTCAACGCTCGCAGAGCAAAGGCACAACCAATGTTCAACGATGGCTCAACGGACGATGAACAGACGTTCAACGAACGCTCAACAGACGTTCAGCTACCAACACCAACACCAACACCAACACCAACACCAACACCAACACCAAATAAAGAATATATATGTCCACCTGACGGTGAACCCGAGGCAAAAGACGGTTTGCCAGTTTGCCAACACCAGGCCGTGATGAACTTGTATCACCAGCACTTGCCAACCCTCAGACGGGTCGAGGTCTGGAATGCAGCTCGGCAAGGCTACCTTAGGCAACGATGGCGTGAGGTGGCCATTGACATCAGCAAGAGCAGACCAGCAACAGATGAGGCAATGCTTGAATGGTGGGCTGGATTCTTTCAGCACATCAACAAATCCAAGTTCCTGACAGGCAAGGTCAACAGCAAAGACGGGCGGGCTTTTGTGGCCGACCTTGAATGGATCATCAAGCCGAGCAACTTCGCAAAAATCATTGAGGGAAAATATCATGGCACTTGAATCTTGGAAAACAAAACCCGCTGAACCCGAAACCGATGAGCTGCTGTGCCAAGCACACGGCTGTCCAAACAGGTGGGCCGTGGACACTGGCAGCAGACTTTGCTCGGACCATGCCTGGGCAGAACCCCATAAGTGGCCACAAATCACGCAAGCCCAATTCCACAAGCGCAAGCCATTGGTCAACACAGGATCAACAAAGCCAATGACACAAGCGGAAAAGGTTGCGACTTTGCACGCACTGCGGGACATGATGAAAAACAGACCAGACCCGAAAGCATGGGCATACAAACTTCGGGAAAGGGAAAACGCTGGCGAAGAGCTGACAAGAACACAGCGAGAGGCATGGCGCACAGCCTTGAAACGTGATGTATGACAGCAAATCCCTACTGGACAGAAGACGGGAAGGCCAAGAATTTAGCCTTACTGACATCAACCGAGCGCTCCAAGATGCTGGAGACCTTGCTCCAGACCGAGGCTGCGGAATGGAAGATGCGGTTTGCCAAGAAGTCAATCGAGATTGGGACAGTCAGAGCAAGGAGTTGGTGGGCAGATATCAAGCTCGATCTACAAAAGAAGCGTGGCCAGGCTGGAGCCGATACCTTGATTGCAGAAATGAACAGGAAATGAAATGAGACATGCAGCAAGAGTTGATGAAAACCAAGCCGCCATAGTCCAGGCCCTGCGTGATGCCGGGGCTTACGTCTGGATTATTGGCCTGCCTGTTGACCTTTTGGTGGGCTACAAAGACAGGACACTGTTGATGGAGGTTAAAACCACCTCTAAAAAGCGTTTAACGGGCCTACAGGCCACTTTTTTTGAAAAGTGGTCCGGAGGTACGTTGTGCAGGGTTGATAGCCCCGAGGCGGCTTTACGAATGATTGGGGTGATCTGATGAATCCTATGATTGACGAAGTAGCAAGGGCGCAGAAGCTGCGCGAGTGTGATGTTTGCAAACTTAAAACCGAGCCGAAGGGTGGGATCGATGTGCGCCAACGGTGGCATTGCTCACGTTGCTGGATAAAAGCAATGCAAAGGGGCTACAAATGAGGCCCGAAGAAGCAGCCGAAACCATCCGACAAATTGCGCCGGCCTACGGTGAAGCCAAAGCACAACGGGTATACCTTGATGAATTCAGACGCATAAAACGGGCTTTATTGATGAAGGACGCAATGAAGTTGGGCATTGAATCCGCTGCTGCACAGGAGCGTGAGGCATATGCTGACCCTGCTTACCACCAACTGCTAAAAGGTTTGGCTGTGGCAATTGAGGCGGAAGAAACCTTAAAGTGGCAAATGGAGTCTGCGCGGCTTGACATTGAAATTTTCAGGACACGCGAAGCCACCAACCGAATGCAAGACAGGGCGCACCAATGATCAAACCAATGGCCTGTTGACATTCCTATACCTGAAATAGCACAATGCTAGTGCTGACAGTTGCCAGCCTTGGGGCTTCGGCCCCTTTTTTTAAGGACACCATGAATCCAGCCGACAAAGTTGAGCGTTGGGACATCACCAGGCTCACGCCCTATGCACGCAACAGCCGCACGCACTCTGACGAACAGATCAGCCAAATTGCTGCAAGCATTAAAGAATGGGGCTGGACGACACCAGTTTTGGTAGACGAAGATGGCGGCATCATTGCAGGCCACGGGCGCACCCTTGCGGCTCAGAAGCTGAAGATGACTGAAGTACCTGTGATGGTGGCCAGGGGCTGGAGCGATGCTAAGAAGCGTGCCTACGTGCTGGCAGACAACAAGCTGGCCCTGAACGCTGGTTGGGACAACGAGATGCTGGCGTTGGAACTTGCAGAGATTGGCGAACTGGGGTTTGATCTTGATCTGACTGGATTTACGGCAGATGAGATAGCAGCTTTGACACCAGAGAAAATTCAACCTGGCCTGACCGATGAGGATGCCGTGCCAGATGTGCCAGAGCAGCCGGTCACTGTGCTTGGCGATGTTTGGATTCTTGGCAAGCATCGGCTTATGTGTGGCGATTCGACCAGCATCGATGCAATCGAGAAGCTGACAGAAAAACAATCCATTGACATGGTGTTTACTGACCCACCTTATGGTGTGGCTGTTGTCAAAGATGGCATGGTTGGCGCTGATTTTGGTGTTGCAAAAAAAGGCAATTACAAACCGATCATTGGTGATGAGACAACCGACACTGCAATCGAGGCATATAACGTATGTGTGACCATTGGCGCAAAAAAGATCGTACTGTGGGGTGGAAATTACTTTTCAAATAAGCTGCCACCATCATCATGTTGGCTTGTCTGGGATAAACGAGGCGATTCAGGAATTGTCAACACGTTTGCAGACTGCGAGCTGGCGTGGACAAACATGACCAGTCCGGCAAGAGTTCACAAACAACTTTGGAACGGCATGATCAGAGAAGGTGAAAAAGATAAACGAGTTCACCCTACACAGAAGCCAGTGGCATTGTGTGAGTGGGGAATCACAAACTACACAGACAAAAACGCATCAGTCCTTGATCTGTTTCTTGGCTCTGGCAGCACATTGATGGCATGTGAAAAAACGAATCGCAAATGCTTTGGCATGGAGATGTCTCCAGATTACTGCGATGTCATTGTTAAGCGCTGGCAAGACTTTACAGGCAAAATAGCTACAAACGCAGAAACCGGACAACCTTTCGCGGAAGTTAAAAATGACAGCAAAAACTGAAAAACCAACTCTTAAAATCAAAAATACAAAAATCGTGCCAGGTAAAAATGGTGGCGCTCGTGAGGGGGCTGGCAGACCAGCCTTTGAACCGACACCAGCCGAGCGCAAACAGGTAGAGGCGCTATCAGGCTACGGCTTACCCATCGAGCAGATTGGCGCACTGGTGCGGGATGGCATTCATATCGACACACTGAGGGCGCACTTTGCCAGTGAGCTTCAATCAGGCAAGGCTAAAGCCAACGCCCAGGTCGGCAAGACGCTGTTCAGCAAGGTCATGGCAGGCGACACCACAGCAGCCATCTGGTGGAGCAAGACCCAAATGCGATGGGCAGAAACCCAAAAGCATGAACTGACTGGGGCTGATGGCGCACCGCTGGAGTTCGCCAAGATTGAACGGGTAATCGTCAAGAATGGGTAAGACCCTGCAAATCCAAACACCTGAGTGGGCTTTGCCTTTGCTGGAAGCCAGCCGCTACAAAGGCGCATGGGGTGGCCGAGGCTCTGGCAAGTCTCACATGTTTGCCGAGCTGATGATTGAAATGCACATCATGGACCAGAAGCGCCGTAGCGTTTGCGTCCGTGAGATTCAGAAATCCCTGAACCAATCGGTGAAGCGGCTGCTAGAGACCAAGATCGAGGCCATGAACGCCGGGGCTTACTTTGAAGTTCAGGATGCGGTAATCAAGTCACGCAAGGGCGATGGCGCCATCATCTTTCAGGGTATGCAGAACCACACAGCCGACTCGATTAAGTCGCTGGAAGGTTACGACTGCGCCTGGGTGGAAGAAGCCCAAAGCCTGAGCCAGTCCAGCCTTGACCTGCTGCGGCCAACAATCCGCAAGCCTGACAGCGAGCTTTGGTTCACATGGAACCCTAGGCAGCAGAGCGACCCAGTTGATTTCCTGTTGCGTGGCCCAGAACCGCCCGCGGATGCCCAGGTCATTAAGGTGAACTTTGGTGACAACCCGTGGTTCCCGCAAGTCCTCAAAGACGAAATGGAGTACGACAAGCGGCGTGACCCTGACAAATACCAACACGTGTGGATGGGCCAGTACCTGCGAAACAGCAACGCCAGGGTGTTCAAGAACTGGAAGATTGACGACTTTGAAGCACCGCCAGATGCCATCCATCGACTTGGCGCAGACTGGGGCTTTTCGATTGACCCGACAGTATTGGTGCGCTGCCACATCATTGGGCGCACGCTGTACATCGATTATGAAGCCTACATGGTTGGCTGCGAAATCATCAACACGCCCGAGTTGTTCATGCAAGTGCCTGAAAGCGAACGTTGGCCCATCGTGGCAGATTCAGCTAGGCCTGAGACCATCAGCCACATGAAGCGCAACGGCTTCCCCAAGATCATGACCGCAGTCAAAGGCCCAAAGTCGGTAGAGGAAGGCATCGAGTTCTTGAAGAACTACGACATAGTTGTGCATCCCCGCTGTATACACACCATTGACGAACTCAGCCTCTACAGCTACAAGTCAGACCCGCTGACGGGTAGAATCCTGCCCGTGCTGGAGGACAAGAAGAACCATGTTATTGATGCGCTCCGATATGCTTGCGAGGGTGTCAGGCGTGCAGCAGTGACCAAAGCGATCAACTTCACGCCATTGCCGACCATGAACAAATGGTAGAAAATCGGGTTAACCAAGGACAATCATGGCAAGAATCTCAAACGACCAGCGGCTGACGAATCTACACACCGAAGCCCTGCGCCAGTTCAATGACATCCAGACTGCGCTGCGTGACGAGCGCCTTCAGTGCTTGCAAGACAGGCGGTTCTATTCCTTGTGCGGCGCTCAATGGGAAGGCCCATTGTGGGATCAGTACGAGAACAAGCCTAAGTTTGAGGTCAACAAGATCATGTTGGCGGTCATTCGCATCGTCAACGAATACCGCAATAACCGCATCACCGTGGACTATGTATCCAAGGACGGCACAGACAACTCGAAGCTGGCAGAGGTCTGCGATGGCCTGTACCGCGCTGACGAACAGGCATCGGTCGCTGATGAAGCCTACGACAACGCTTTCGAGGAAGCAGTAGGCGGCGGCATTGGCGCATGGCGGCTGCGGACCGTCTACGAAGATGAAGAGAATGATGAGGATGACCGCCAGCGGATCCGCATGGAACCCATTTTTGATGCTGACAGCTCAGTGTTCTTTGACCTGAACGCCAAGCGCCAGGACAAGTCAGACGCTAAGTACGCCTTTGTGGTCACCAGCATGACCCGCGAGAGCTACAAAGAAACCTACAACGATGACCCAACCGACTGGCCCAAGATCATCCACCAATACGAGTTTGATTGGGCAACGCCTGATGTCGTATTTGTGGCTGAGTACTACAAGGTAGAGGAAAAGACCGAGACCATCCGCATCTTTGAGGCCATTGACGGGACTGAGGAACGCTACACAGCCAAAGACTTTGAGAACGATGAGACGCTTGAAGAAACCCTGATGGCTATCGGCACACGGGAAGTCCGGCAAAAGCGTGTCAAGCGTATGCGTGTTCGCAAATACATCATGTCGGGCGGCAGGGTGCTCGAGGATGCTGGCTACATCGCTGGCAAGTGCATTCCCATCGTGGTGGTCTACGGCAAACGCTGGTTCGTGGACAACATCGAACGCTGCATGGGCGCTGTCAGATTGGCGAAAGATGCCCAACGCCTGAAGAACATGCAACTGTCCAAGCTGGGCGAAATCTCAGCCCTGTCCAGCATAGAAAAGCCCATCATGACCCCTGAGCAAGTGGCGGGTCACCAGCTTATGTGGGCAGAGGACAATCTACGAGATTACCCTTACCTGCTGATTAACCCGATCACCGGGCCTGATGGCAACACCCAAGCGGCTGGCCCATTGGCTTACACCAAGTCGGCTGCAATCCCGCCAGCGATGGCTGCGCTGTTGCAGATCACCGAACAGGATATGCAAGACATCCTGGGCAACCCACAAGGCGCTGATAAGATGGTTTCGGGCGTGTCTGGCAAGGCCGTGGAGATGATTCAGACCCGCGTGGACATGCAGACGTTCATCTACATGAGCAACTTTGCCAAGGGCATGAAGCGCTGCGGTGAAATCTGGTTGAGCATGGCCAAAGAGATTTACGTTGAAGAAAAGCGCAATATGAAGACCATTGCGCCAACTGGTGAATCCAGCGTGGTTGAGCTCATGAAGCCCATGATTGACACCGAGACGGGTGCGATGGTTATGGAGAACGATCTCAGCGCAGCCACCTTTGATGTGGTTGCCGAGGTTGGCCCATCAAGCAGCAGTAAGCGTGCAGCCACTGTACGGGCTTTGACGGGGATGCTACAGATAACCACCGACCCAGAGACAGCGCAAGTGCTGACCGCCATGGCCATGATGAATATGGAGGGCGAGGGCGTGAGTGATGCAAACGCTTACTTCCGTAAGAAGTTGCTCCGCATGGGTGTTGTCCAGCCCACTGATGACGAAGCCCAGGAACTCATGGCCGAGATGCAAGGCAAGCCGCAAGACCCCAATGCAATGTACCTCCAGGCAGCAGCAGAGGGTGAACTGGCTAAAGCAGCCAAAGCCCGTGCTGACACCGTTGAGACTGTGGCAAGCGCCGAGTTGAAACGTGCTCAGACGCTGGAAACATTGGGAAAAGTTGACGAAACTGCACAAAACATGGCCATGACAAACGCCCAGGCAGTGCAAGAGATATTGCAGGGGCAGATTGTCCAGCCAGTTGCGAACCAATAAAAAACAAGCGAGAATGTATTAACGGATGCCACCCACCGTTTTAATGGGTGAGTTTAATGGGGTCAAAAGATGAACGAAAAGGCAGTAATTGAGGACGATGAAACCTTCATCGAGGAAGATGTCGAGGAAGTCACGGAAATCGTTGATGACCAAGATGAACCCGAAGAAGTTGTCGTTAGCATTGGAGAGGAAGCGCCGCCTCTCGAAGAGCACACTCCAGCACCTGAATGGGTCCGAGAGTTGCGAAAGACAAACCGTGAGTTGCAACGCCAGAATCGTGAACTGCAAAGCAAGCTGCAAGTCCAACCAACTGAGATCAAGCCAGTTGTTATTGGAGCCAAGCCTAAGCTAGAAGATCACGACTATGACGCTGACAAATACGAAGAAGCACTGACAAGTTGGTTTGAGCGCAAGCGACAGGCTGATGATGTCAACGCCAAGCAGCAAGCTGAAGTTATGAATCAGCAGAAAGCATGGCAAGCCAAACTGGATGGCTACGGTAAAGCAAAAGCTGAACTGCGAGTCAGGGATTACGAAGATGCCGAGGCCGTGGCCCAGGAAGTCTTTTCGATCACACAGCAAGGCGTGATTCTTCAAGGGGCTGAAAACCCTGCACTGGTTGTCTACGCACTCGGCAAGAACCCAAAGAAGGCCAAGGAGTTGGCTGAAGTCTCGGACCCCGTAAAGTTTGCTTTTGCGGTCGCAAAACTGGAGAAAGAATTGAAAGTTACAAACCGCAGAGCAGCACCCGCACCCGAGCGTGTCGTTTCAGGAACTGGACGATCCTCAGGTGCGGTGGACTCAACCCTCGAACGGCTGAGAGAAGAAGCTGCCCGTACTGGCAACATGACGAAAGTCATTCAGTATCGGGCGCAGAAACGATCAGCATCCAAGTAATTTTTTTAGGAGCATGAAATGAGCAACTCATTCAGCAAAGAAGAGCGCGTTGCCTTTGAGGACATCCTCGAAGGCTTCAATGACGCATTGGTCTTGTCCCGCAACGTGTCCATCTACAACACTGATGGCTCGATGATGGAACGCACCAACAACGTCATCTATCGTCCACAGCCTTACATCGCGCAATCGTATGATGGCATGGATCAAACCAACAACTTCACCGCTTACACACAGCTTTCAGTGCCAGCGACATTGGGCTTTCAAAAGTCCGTGCCGTTCATTCTGGATGCT